CACAGCACGCCTTTCTCAATTAAAAATAATCCAATAATTAAAGGGTAAATACCCCAGAGCATAATTTCGGTTTTCTTAAAACGCTCACCGCCTTGATCCAGTCGCTTCTCTATGCCTTGGCATCGCTCATCAATGACCTGCATCCTTACAGCGCACTCGCGCTCATGTGCCTCAAGCTTCAAAAGTGCCTCCCTAACTGTTGCCATTGATCGCTCCTAGCAGTGTCGCAAAAATTTGATAGCTTGCGTAAGCCAATACAATAATTCCACCTACTTGCACGCTATTCCAAAAGAATGCTTTGCGCTTTCTCTCTTGCGCGTAAATAGTTTTCTCTCGCTTCTCTCTGATACTTCGCCTGAGAGCCGTGAGCTCGTTATAGCCCTCTGGTCCGTACTGGTACATAAGCAAAGTGCGGAGCTCTTTTTCTTGGGCCTGAATTTTTTTCTGGTGAGCATATATCTGCATTGCTTCCTGCTCAACAGATTGTGATGCAACAATTTTCTTAAATAGGGGTGGGTTTTCTGCCCTTCTCTGACATTCATTTAAATCACTTACTGCTCCGTACCAACGCCCTACTTGCGTCAAGGTATCCTCAACATCGCGCCCTGCTTCAACCATGCGCTTAATTGTGCCAAACGCATTAGTGGCTATACTAATTGCAGTAACCGGATCGATCATATTACGCCTCTAGCAAAGCTTTTAATGCGTCAGTGTCAGCGCAATCATCAACTGGATTAGTCAAATCGCGCAGTCGTTGTTTTTCTGCAACAATAGGCGCAGTATCTTCACCAGATTCTAATGCTCTCTGGAATGCAACATCTTGCGCTTCAAGTAATGGCTTGCGCCTTCTGCGTATGCTTTCCTTTGTAATGTTTTTTGCTTTATCTAAGTTAACAGTAATCATTCGGGAAAATCCTCTGGCAGTTCAATTTCTTCACCATCGTCAAACCACTCAGCAGGGGGCGGGTTATTGCTTCCTGCACCAAAATCAGCACCTACACCAGAGTCGCATATAGAAGGATCAATTTCCCACGCATCTCTAAAGGTTCGATCAGTAGGCACTTCGCTATCTTCTACGATTTTGTATGGCACATTAGGGTCAACATCCTTTTGCGCTATCTGCTCAACAGTTAATCCGCATTTGGTGCTAGGCGACATTATTGCCACGCCCACGTTTACGCCATCTACTATTATTGGGTGTAATATTTTCATTATCTAAATACCGCTATGTGCATATTGTCTCTATCAGTAAAGCCGCTATCCAAATCTTCATTGTCAACATAGAAATTAGTGGTACTTGTTGTGTGAACCTGTGCCGCACAAACCCCTGTTGTATAACCTGTTGATCCCGCTGTGACTTGTACTGAGTAATAACTGTTAGGCATTGTGTTAGTAAAATAAATGCGAGAACGGCCTGTGCCTAAATCACTGATTGTGCTAAACCCTTCGTCATCACGCCATGAATGAGTGCCAATCATTTCGTAACGACCCCATGCTCTACAGGCAAAAGCCATTGCATTAGAGCCGTACCTTGCGTTTACATAGAAATCACCATTAGACGAAAACTGGAAGCCATTTCCTCCTACTTGGTTTCCTCGCGTATGTATAACATCGCCAGAGGTGCTTCCTAAATAAGTGTTCGTAGCGTAGATGTAGCAGTTACCTACGCTTGACTGTATATAGAAGTCACCACTTCTATAGGCAGTGCGAGTACCGCTGTCGTTGTAGAAGTAGCCAGTAGAGCCGTCATCGTTTGCGTAGATTCTGTCGGCTTTCATGTAATTAGCAGTGATGTTTCTTGAAGCATCTATTACTAGACTGCCTGCACCAGTGCCGCTAGAAGGTTTGACTAAGAAGTTATCGAATACAGCTTTATTGCCTACTACGCTGGTGGTTGATTCGGTGCTTCCAAAAATAAAAGAATTACCAGAACCGTAGGATTGAACATCTGAATGGTAATAAGATATCTTTCCTACTTGTGCATACGACCCTGCTTGATAGTCACTAAATTCAACATGAACACCTTGGGCATTTGTATGTGAGTGTAGTTTTAAGGCGGTATCTTCTGTTATGGTTACTGTAGAATCTGCAACTACCCCACCAAACCCATTTATATAATATAGGCTTGTTGTTCCACCGCCATCCCAGTAAATGTAATTACCATCACTTCGGGCAAATGGACCTGATGCTCCATGCCGAATCATTGGCTCATTCCAACTTGTGTTACATTGAACAGTTCCGTCTGTTTCTATAAGCCCCCCAGAATAAAACTTATGTACTGGCGACCCTGCGACACTATTAAATGCCATGTAGTTATCATCACCAGAGCCAACTCCGTTATATTCAAGTGACATACCTGATGTAATGCTTGTTGCAGTGCTTTCCGAAAACTGCAAAACAGGCCGTAAAGAATTAGAGCCTACAACAGCAACTATTGTTTGATCGCCAGACGTTCCCGTTCTGTATAAAGGGACAAATCCAGAAACATCCTCTTTTACCAGTACATCGTCATTACCTTGATGCCATACAGTATTCGCAACACCACCAATACTTAACGATCCGGAACTAAGGTCAATAGCACTGTTAGCGTTATTGGTTAAGGCTCTCATGTGTACGTCTGCCGTACCGCCAAATCGAATGCCATCGTTCGGCTCTAAACTTATACCATCAGTAAAGGTTATTCGATTAGCCGCTGTGTCAGCCGCATCTGATCGCAAAAAGCTACTGGCTTCAATGCCGTCAACAGTATCAGCGTCTAAGCCTGAGCCAGAGCCATCAACTGTTTTTATAGCCGTTAATATTTCTGCCGCTGTTTGGTCAGCAGTAGCCCCTGCTTCAATACCGTCTAATTTGGCACCATCTACAGATAGATCACGCCCATCAACAGTAGAGCTTGCGGCCATAACAATATTGTCGCCACTTGATACAGAAATATCAGTACCGCCAGTTGTGTTGCCAAGCGCCAGTGTCTGCGCAAATGTTTCACTTCCCCCTACTCCTGCATTTGCCCATGAGAACGTACCATCACCATCTGATTGCAATACTTGGCCGGTAGTGCCATTACCTGAAACATTTAGTTGCAACGCGCCAATACCATTGTCTGTAACGCTAAACTCAGTAGTCGTTAAGGTCAGGCCGGTGCCTGCAGTATAGGTGGTGTTGTTATCAGTGCTATCAATAGTAAAGTTTGGGTAGGTTCCGGTAACTGTTGTTGCGCCAGTACCTGTTAACGCCACAGTTTGATCCGGTGCGTCATTGGTGATAGTAAAGCTAGGATAAGTGCCGGACACGCTTATCGATGTCCCTGCAGTCAGCACAACCGTCTGGTCAGGTGCTGTATTGGCAAACTCTGTTCCTGTCAGGCTGAGCCCTGCGCCTGCCGTGTATGTAGTATCTGTATCATCTGCCCAGATAGCATTAGAGCCCGCACCCTGAGATTTTAATACTTGACCTGCAGTACCTGTGCCACCACCAAAACTGACCGTGCCAGTAAATGACACGTTTTGCAGATTTGCAGAGCCACTTAACAACCCATCGAGCGTATCAAGGTTTGCATTAAGCTTTGTGCCCCAAGTTCCGTCAGAGCCATCTACTTGAGGCTTAACGAGATTATAGGTAGTGGTGGTAGTGTCAGACATTACAAGGCAGTCCTTTTCCAACGATAAACAACAACGTATGGCTGTAGGTTATTATGCGCTCCACCTCCGCCAGTGCTTGAGGTAGTACCTGTAGGAAAGCTAGAGTCTCCGTTTGCCGCACCTGATGAACCTACTCCGCGAGAGTATTCATATGTGTAGGTGTGATTGTGTGAAGGCATTTCAGCAATCGATAGTGTATGTGTTTTGGCACCGCCAGTTTCACCGTTAGTGTTAAACTCAGACTGCCCTGAGTCAATACACACGGTGACGCGCCCCTGCCCAAATAATGCCCAAGTGCCACGCCCAAATGTGGTTGCGGGGTTTTGCGTGCTTGTGGTTTCGTACAAACAGCCTACCGGATATACAAGGTCCACAATTTGATTGTTGGTGATGCCGCCTGATGTTGCTATCGAGACATTGCCTGAGCCATCCATGCTCGTACTGCCCGTGATTGAACCGGTCAGAGAAATGGTGCGTGCAGTAGCCCAACGTGTTGCAGTGTCTGCGTTACCCGTTACATTGCCAGTTACGTTGCCTGTTACATTGCCGGTTACATTGCCCGTTAAATTGCCTGTAACGCCTCCAGAGGCAGTTAATGTAGTAAAGGCACCTGTTGATGCGCTATTAGCTCCAACGGGCGTACCGTCAATTGAGCCGCTGTTTATGTCAATGCCAGTAACAGGCAGATCACCGCCTAACAGGTCATCGAGCTTCTCTGTATTAGAGTTTAAATCGCCACCCCATGTATTTAGGTCAGCGCCTACTGTCGGTGTTTCTAATGAATAATTTGTTGTAGCCATTTAAGTGGTCCTCAAGTCCTCGTATCTTGCCAGTCTGCATCTGGCACTGTTTGATCAGCCCAAGCTGTTGCCGCAACGCTTGCGTTTGTCCAACTTGCGGGCGCTAATATTTTATCAGTCCATACTGATGGCGTTAGCGCTACCGTTGTCCATGTAGCCGGATTAAGCTCTGTGGTATCCCAAATGTTAATTAAATTAGCAGTCATAATAGACTGCGCAATTGCACTGCCTACTGCTAACTGTACTCTGCGCAAAAACGATGTTGTGGCGCTTGTGCTTGCAGAGGTGGCGTATAAGTTGGGAGATGCCTCTGTGCCGTAAACTCCGTAACTGTAATAAAAATATCCGTACTTCATGTAAGCGTCACATCTATATCGCCTATCGAGAACCGAACAATATCTGTGTTTTCAATTGTCCGTGCCGCTTGCAGGCCTGCAGAGATTAGCATATTGCCGCCACTTAATGCGTCATGTACCCCTGTGTGAGTAACTGTCCCCCAGTCCGCTCCCGCCTGAAACTCGACATTGTTTGTTGTAGTTCCTGCTGATCCTGTAACAGAAAAGCTAGCGGTTTTCCTTGAATAACCTGATGCTGTTACCTCTGAGCCTCCGCTAAGCGGATCACCCACCCACAGAGAAACATACAGCGTAGAAGGCGCAGTATATGCTGTGTTGGTCAATACATGGTCCAACAGTTTATTTTCTAGATAAGGCGTGAAGCTCATGCATTAATCCTCCGCACTGCGCTAGAGCCGCTTGTATCTAAACCTCTGATTCTAGTAGATAGGCCAGTGCCGGAATACTTAGAGTTATCAGACTCTTGATTGAGTCGCTGTACTGCCGCGCCATATAACTGGGCCCAAACAGTCACTCTAGGATCTTCTGCCAAGTAAGGCGCAGAGTGTAGCAGACTGCCATACAAATAAATGTCTGGCGCAGTAGAGATCACCCAGTTGGTCAGGGCAGTGTCAGACAGCGCAGGGATTTTCTGTATGTATACGAGCTCAGTGTTAACACTACTAGACGGTGAAGGCCAAACCTCAAACTGGTCCTCTACGTAGCTGTAGTATCTGGGCTCTCCTGCAACATCGTTACTGTTTGATCTTCTCTGGTCCATTGCCGCTGTGCTTAAAAACTGCAGAGGTCTGGTCCCGTTGCCTAGCACTGTAAATCGAATTGTCTCAACCCAATCTGCAGGGCGAGTCAGGTACTGATCATTAAGAGTAG